TATGTACCGCCCTCTTCACTGCCAGACCCGACTCCTGAACCGGGGTACTCGTTCCGTTGGATTGCAACGCATGTAAACGGAACAGCACACCACACCAATGTATCTCGCCAAATGCGGGATGGTTGGGAGCCAGTAAAAGCAGTAGACCATCCTGAACTGATGATTGTTGGTAGTGCTAATGGTAATGTGGAAATCGGTGGACTGATGCTATGCAAACAGCCATCCGACCGCACAGATGCCCGAAAGCAGTACTATGACAAACACGCATCTGAGCAGATGGAGTCAGTGGATAATAGTTTCATGCGGAACAACGACCCTCGTATGCCTTTGTTTGCAGACCGAAAATCTACAAACAGTCGCGGACAAGGGTTTGGTTCCGGTTCTAAATAAATAGGAGTTTTAAATGGCTTATCCTGTGGTCTCAGCCCCTTACGGGCTAAAACCAATCAACTTGATTGGAGGTCAGGTATTTGCGGGGTCAACCCGTGAACTACCTATCACCTACGGTTATGCGGTCAATATCTTTTACGGAGATTTTGTAACGCTGATTCGTGGGAATTTGGAACGCATCAGCGTTACAACGGGTACTGTCGGTACGCTGATGGGGGTTTTCCTCGGATGTTCGTTTACTAACCCGATAACAGGGCAAAAAACCTTTTCGCAATACTGGCCTGCGTCTACGCTTGCTGGCGATGCGGTGGCTATTGTCTGTGACGATCCTGACACGGTGTTTAGGGCTGTAATGGTTTCTGGTACTACGGTCGTGACTTCTGGCGCTCGCGCTATGATTGGTCAAAACCTAGCAGCAGTTAACAACACGGGCAGCACCACGACAGGTAATTCAGCTAACGCTGTTTTGGCAGATACTTCTCTAGCACTGACTGCGGCTTTGCCAATTCGTGTTATTGGGTTGGTTCCTGACTCTATGGTGGCACAAGGTACAGGCGTTTTCTCCACTATCTCTTCCGCTACCGTTACGCTTGCTTCGGCCCTTACGTTTACGCCAGTGGTTGGCTCTGACGTTGGCTCCATTGCAGCAAATGGTCAATACATTGCCAGCGGTTCGTATGTTGCGTCTGTAACAAACTCTACAACGGTTGTGCTCAATGCAGCGCCTCTGGTAGCGTTTGCTTCGGCCTCAACACTTGTCTTTAACCAATATCCAGAAGTACTCGTGAAAATCAATTTTGGTTTGCACAAATACTATGCTGGTACAGCTGTTGCATAAGGAGTAACACAAAATGGCTATTTCACGTGCACAACTACTTAAAGAACTGCTCCCCGGCCTGAACGCTTTGTTTGGTTTGGAATACACAACTTACCAACAGGAACATAAAGAAATTTATGAGACTGAAAAATCAGAGCGTTCTTTTGAAGAAGAGACCAAGCTGTCGGGATTCTCCGCTGCACCAGTCAAGAACGAGGGTTCTGCCATTGCTTATGACAATGCACAGGAAGCGTTCACGGCTCGGTACAACCACGAGACTATCGCTCTTGGCTTCTCCATCACCGAAGAGGCTGTTGAAGACAACCTGTATGACTCGCTGTCTGCCCGTTACACCAAGGCTCTGGCCCGTGCAATGGCGTATACCAAGCAGGTCAAAGGCGCTGCCGTCCTAAACAACGCTTTCAGTAGCGCATATGTAGGCGGTGACGGGGTTGCTTTGATTTCTACTGCACACCCTCTGGTGTCTGGTGGAACCAACAGCAACCGCCCTGCAACCGCAGCCGATTTGAACGAAACTTCGTTGGAAAACGCAGTTATTCAAATCGCTGCTTGGACTGATGAGCGCGGTCTTCTGATCGCAGCACAGCCCAAAAAATTGGTCATCCCGCCAGCATTGCAGTTCACTGCAACCCGCTTGTTGGAAACCAATCTACGTGTTGGCACTGCCGACAACGATATCAACGCCTTGAAGAACAACGGCTCTATCCCACAAGGGTATTGCATCAACCACTTCTTGACTGATACCAATGCATGGTTCCTGATGACCGATGTGCCTAACGGCCTGAAGCATTTTGAACGTGCAGCGTTGGCAAATTCCATGGATGGAGACTTCGATACGGGGAATGTGCGTTACAAGAGCCGCGAACGCTACAGCTTTGGATGGTCGGATCCGTTAGGCATCTTTGGATCGCCGGGGGCTAGTTGATGAAGTAAAGAAAGGGGGCTTGCGCTCCCTTTCTTTTTAGTGTATATTGCAGCTACTCCGGGCTTTCCGGTGCATTAGACAGCCCCGGCTGACGACATACAGACTAATGCGCCTAACTTGTATGTAAGGAAAAATCATGGCATCAACCACGTTTTCTGGCCCGGTTACGTCTACCAACGGCTTTATCGGCGCTTTGACAGGCAACGTCACTGGCAACATTGCTGGCACAGGTAGCATCACCCACACGCCAACGGCAATTAACGCCACAGCGACTGCTACAGCAGCACAAGTAGCCACTGGCTACATCACCTCAACTTCAGCAGCCGCAGTCTCCATCACGTTGCCGACAGGCACGTTGCTCGGCGCAGCACTGGGTGCAACGCAAGGTACTGTGTTTGACCTGTACATTGACAACACCGCAGGGGCCAATGCAGTGACTATTCTTGTAGCTACGAACGGTATTAAATCCGATGCAGCCGCTACCACTGCGGCAAGTTTTGGTCAGTCAACAGTGGCTTCTGGTGTTACAGGTGTGGGCCGGTTCACCATCATGTTCTCCAGCGCAACAGCCTACGTGTTTACACGCACAGCTTAATCTTCGGGGGCAACCCCACAACTGGAGATTAATTATGATGCAAACAGACGTAAAGGCGGCGCACCTAACTGCCGCTGGTTCGTTGTATGTGGGACGCACACGCCTCAAAGGTATTGTAGTCAGCCCTAAAGCTTCAACAGCCGCAACATTTGAGATTCGTGATGGCAGCGCCACTGCCGCTGTGCTGTTTACGATGGACATTGCCAGCGTTACCACCCCTGTAAACTTCAACATCACCATACCCGGTGAAGGTATTTTGGCATCTACAGGGTTACACCTCACAACCAGCGTTGGCACGGTTGTGGGCATTGAAGTCTTTTATGGCTAAGAAAAAAGGCCCGGTTCTCTCTGTTGGTCGGGGCGAGAAGCTACCGATCTCTCAGGGGGCTGGTCTGACTGCCAAAGGTCGCAAGGTTTATAACGCAGCCACTGGCAGCAACCTCAAGGCTCCACAGCCCCAAGGTGGCCCTCGCAAGGACTCGTTTTGCGCCCGGATGTCAGGTATGCCCGGGCCGATGAAGGACGAAAAAGGTAAACCAACCCGCAAAGCAGCGGCGCTTGCAAGATGGAAATGCTAGGAGAATATTGTGGCTATGACTGACGAAGATTTTGAAAAACTATTTAAAAGCCTTAAAGGTAAAAATAAAGGAGACTCCGGGGTTTTGCAAAAATATAAGGAGGAATCCAAACTTGGAGAAAAAAAATTAACTCCTGTTCCTATGCCATCGTATTTATCAGAAGATAATCCTTCATATAAAGGAAAGAAATTAACTCCTGTTCCCATGCCATCGTACTCGCAAGATAGCTTAGATTTAAACAAAAAACCTGCAAAAATTACAGATGATGGAATGATGTTATTGAAAAATGGTGGTTCGGTATCAGCATCATCTCGCGCAGATGGCATAGCCCAGCGTGGCAAGACCAAAGGTCGGATGTGCTAAATGCCAAGCTCCAGCAAAAAGCAGCACAATTTCATGGAGGCAATAGCTCACAATCCGGGCTTTGCCAAGAAGGTAGGTATCCCACAGTCCGTGGGTAAGGATTTCTCTAACGCCGACAAAGGCAAATCTTTCTCAAAAGGTGGTGATATGGCTACGAAAATGAATCCCGGAATGATGGCAATGATGGCTAAGAAAAAAGGTATGCACAAGATGCCTGATGGCAAGATGATGAAAGACTCTGCCATGAACATGGGCGGCATGACCAAGAAAATGGCTGGTGGTGGGATGCCCATGAAAGATGGCAAGCCCTCCTTTATCGGTGATGGCAAAGGCATGATGAACAAGGGCGGCATGACCAAGATGGCAACCGGCGGGTTTGTTCGTCAGGCTGACGGAGTTGCTTCCAAAGGCAAAACCAAAGCCAAACAGATCAAGATGAAAAGCGGCGGCATGGCCTGCTAGGAGCACAACATGAAGATGCGTAAATTTGAAAAAGGTGGCTTTGCCTTTTCTGAAGACTCTGAAGCCAATGAAGATCGTCTAGGTGATTTCATTGCAGGGTATAACCCTTCAAAAAATCCCGGAGCGCCAGTAGCAGCGCCCGGCATGGATAAGACTGATGACGAACTTGCTAGGACAAATCCTACAATTTCTTCTAAACCTAAAAATTTTAAAGCTGCTTTTGCAGAGGAGCGTTCTGCTGGTGACAAAACTTTTGAGTTTGGTGGCAAAAAATACACTACGGATTTAGCAAAACCTAGTGTTTCTGTTAAACGTGAAACAACTGTTGAAGATGTGTTTCCTGTGCTGACGGGTGAGAAAAAACGCGCAGAAGAAAAAATGGATAAAAAACAATTTAGAGCAGAACAAAATGCTCAAATTATAGCCAGAGAAGGAGCAAAAGCTAAAGCGGCAAAGGACAAAGAGACAATAACCCCAAGGAGATCGGGTATGTCTGCTATGTACGCATCTGGCGGTGCAGTCTCAGCATCCCGCCGGGGTGATGGTATAGCTCAACGGGGTAAGACCCGTGGAAAGATGTGCTGATATGGCAACCTCCGCAGGGGTCAAGCGAGTAGTTCAGTCTTTAAAAAAGGCTGGGTTTTATGACGCAAGCAAATCCAAGCGGCTTGGTATTATTGACAAACTCACAACCAAACCCCAGCGGGTGGAGATGGTTGACAAGCTGTTTCTAGCCAAGAAACCCAAAGGCGGTGCTAAATGAGAGCCTCCCGTGGTATGGGGGCCATTGACCCCAGCAAGATGCCCACAGGCAAACGCAAGAAGCGCCGTGATGACACGGATTTCACTCAGTACAAAGAGGGTGGGGAAGTTAAATCCAAGGTCAACGAAGCTGGCAACTACACCAAGCCGGATCTGCGTAAACGGATTTTTAACAGCGTTAAAGCTGCGGCAATTGTAGGCACAGGCGCTGGGGAATGGTCAGCCAGAAAAGCCCAAGTTATGGCTAAACGATATAAAGCCGCTGGAGGTGGCTATCGTGACTAAAGGGCACGCGACAGTGTTCGCGACACCGTTGCATGCGAGGTATCGAACGCTTTTGCAATTGCACGAAGGCTGTAACCTTGGGCAAGTAGCGCAGCAAACTCTTCCCGGCGAAAGTCATGGACTCGACGGCGTGCAGAAGCAAGACGCTGCGTGTCCCATCCGTGGCGTACCCCACCATACATCGCGTTATCTCGAACAGAAACCCACCGAAGGTTTGAGGCTGCATTATTTTTTCGGTCACCGTCGATGTGGTCAACTTGCGGAAGCCCCTCGGGGTTTGGGTGAAATGCTGCGGCCACAAGCCTGTGCACGTACCGATGAACACCGCGCCCCAACGCAACGCGAAGATACCCCGTTGTGTGTACGCTGGACTTTAGTTGCTGAGAGCGCTCAATTCGGATACGATGCGTCAGGTTTCGGCGCGGTACATCTGACCAATTTGCGCGAACATTTCCGTGATTGCTTACAGAGTACCGCCCTGCGGTTTCGGGAATTTCGATCCAAGTTTCTTCCATTTCGTTCTCCTGTTACTGGATCATAGCATGGCATTACGAAAAGAGCAACAGAGCTTAAAATCTTGGGGGGAGGCCAAGTGGCGCACCAAGTCTGGTAAACCGTCGAGTAAGACGGGGGAGCGGTACTTGCCTGAAGCGGCTATTAAAAGCCTCAGTTCTGCTGAGTACGCAGCAACAACCAAGGCCAAGAGAGCAGGTAAAGCCAGTGGAAAACAGTTTGTAGCACAGCCGAAAACGATTGCCAAGAAAACAGCAGGATTTAGATAATGACTACATCAGGCGTAGCAACCTTTGACATGGACTTGAGTGAAGTCATAGAAGACGCATTTGAACGTGCGGGTTCTGAGCTTCGTTCTGGCTATGACATGCGTACCGCACGGCGCTCCCTGAACATCATGTTTGCGGATTGGGCCAACCGGGGCATCAACATGTGGACAATTGAGCAGGGATCATTCACCCTGACTCAAGGTTTAAACACCTACGCGCTGCCCACAGACACCGTAGACTTGCTTGAGCATGTCATCCGCACCGATGCCAACTCAACATCCAACCAAGCAGACCTGACCATCACCCGCATTAGCGTCAGCACTTACGCTACGCTACCCAACAAGCTAACCCAAGCTAGGCCCATTCAGGTCATGGTGCAGCGCAACTCAGGGCAGACATCAGCTACAACCCTGACCTTGAATGGAGCAGTGACCGCGACAGCCACCACCATCATACTGAGTTCAGTCATAGGACTAGCTGCTGCCGGGTACATTCAAGTGGACAGCGAAATCATCTACTACGGCTACATTGTGAGCAACGTCCTGACAGACTGCGCCAGAGGGCAGGCTAACACCACCGCAGCAACGCACACAAGCACCACAGCAGTCTACGTATCAAACCCCCCGGCAGTGACCGTCTGGCCTACGCCTGATGGCTCCCAGACCTACACCTTTGTGTACTGGCGGCTGCGTAGAACCCAGAACGCTGGGGACGGCTCTGACACGATGGATGTGCCGTTCAGGTTTATACCTTGCGTGGCAGCAGGGCTGGCCTACTACTTGGCGCTCAAGCTGCCCAACGGCATGGAACGTTTACAGGTATTGAAGATGCAATACGATGAAGCATGGCAGTTTGCCCAAGATGAAGACCGAGAGAAAGCTGCTGTGCGTTTTGTGCCTCGCCAGCAATTTATGTAGTCATGGGCAATAGGTTTGCATCAGGTAAGAATGCGATAGCGGAATGCGACCGCTGTGGGTTTCGCTACAAGCTGAAGGAACTGAAGAAGGAAGTTGTCAAGACTAAAACGTACAATTTGCTGGTTTGCCCAACCTGCTGGACACCGGATCAACCGCAGTTGCAGTTGGGTATGTACCCGGTAGATGACCCGCAGGGTCTACGTGATCCGCGCAGGGACTTGAGCTATACAGTTTCTGGCTTGTTGGCAGACGGATTTCCGGGCGAAGGAAGCAGGATATTTCAGTGGAACTGGAACCCGGTAGGCGGGTCTAGGGCAAACGATGACGGGCTGACACCCAACTATTTGGTGGCAGAATTAGAACTTGGTTCAGTTACAGTAACTTAGGAGCTTATATGGATAAGGTAGACATGAAGCAGGACAAGAAGATGATGGCTGGAGCCGTGCACAAGCACGAGAAGCGGCTACATCCCGGCAAAACCCCAACCAAGTTTGCCAAAGGTGGCAAGACAGACATGGACATGATGAAGTATGGTCGTGGCATGGCTAAAGTGATGAATCAGAAATCTGGTCGCGGAGGTTAAGATGATTAACAACAAACAAGCAGCGGCCTACGCCAAGCCCCACACCATGTCGGGTAAAGCCGTCACGGTCGAGGCCAACCCCGGCAAGGGCAAAGACATGAGCATGTTGAACAATGCCCGTGCTTCAATTGGACGCATCACCAGCGGAGAGCAACCCGGTGTAAAGACATCTGGTATCGTCACCCGTGGTAACGGCGCAGCCACTAAAGGCATCACAGCACGAGGCCCGATGGCATGAACTACGCTGCGTTGGTTGCTGCAATCTCTTCGTACACCGAGAATACATTTCCCACGGTGGACATGAATGTGTTTATTACGCAGGCAGAGAAACGCATCTACAACGCCGTACAAATCCCAGCCTTGCGTAAGAATGTAACTGGCATCACAACGATAAATAACAAGTATCTGGCTTGCCCGGATGACTTCTTGTCTTCTTACTCTTTGGCAGCAATAGACCCGACCACAGGCGCGTACACGTATTTGCTGAACAAAGATGTAAACTTCATCAGGGAAGCGTATCCCAAGCCAACATCCACAGGGTCGCCTAAGTTCTACGCTCTGTTTGGCCCAGCGGTTGTGTCGAGTGTCATCACAACAGAACTGTCTTTTCTCATCGGCCCAACTCCTAATGCTGCCTACAGCATGGAGCTTCATTACTACTACTATCCTGAGTCCATCATTCAAC